TTGAGCAGTAGCGACCATCTCTCTTGAATACCATCTCCCTAATCTTGCGCCACTGTGCTGTGCTACCTGTCTTACGCAGTGATGATGACACTAATACCAGCCCCTCTTATATGATGATGCTAAAGCCCCATCACATATCTGACCATCGTATCTCGCATCGATATATTTAAGTGTAGCTCTTATCTGTTGTCTAGGTGTGAGGTCTCTGTACCAAGTAGATCGCATCTGTCCTAGTCCATAGTGTGAGCCATTGACAGCCCAGTATCTCCATGATGATTCTCTATGTATAAGCTCTACAAAGCATGTGAATTCATTCCAATCATCTATCAAATTATGTGCATAAAGTTTTAGATTCATGTGATGATTTGCATTTGCATTAGCTGGTGTGTGTATAAGTGCGAGAGCCGCAAAGGCTAAGAGCATAGAGAGCCCCCCGATGCGTTTGCTTAGCGAGCTAACACGCGAAGCGGCTCGCGCAAGCCCTCGGAGCATACACACCTTGTCAAGCATGAGCGTGTAAGATTGGGAGATTCTAGACAATTTGGACACCTACTTTCTCCACTGTCTTATGTATTCCACTATTCTCTCCACATCTGTGGATAACTCTGAGCTTTGACCAATTAGATAAATCTGCTCAATGTCAAGGGCTAAAGCTTCAAGCCACTGCCTACTAAAGTCGCTCATGGCTTAAATTGTGGTAGCTCTGCAACGCCTATGACACCACAGCCATGACATTCAGCTACTACCAACTCAGCAGGCATACGATCTTGAAAGTCGCGCACAATGCTGTGCTCGCGCTCTTCTTTACAGATTCGACAAAGAAGCTTCAGCATAAGATGATTTCTTAAATGTCTCGATAGGGCGCAGGTGTATTTGACCAACCCACCAGCTTGCATCACGGCTTGATTTGTATCGGTCGGATTTAGCGATGCTTATTGGAATCCAGCCTTGAATTGTGTAGCTAGGGCATGAGCCAGTGACCAGAATTGCTATGTCTGACGATCTATCGCGTGGCACTACAATTAGCGATCCTTCGGCGTATCGTGTCCATTTGACCTCGATATTTGCACCGACATCGGCCTTCGCCTTAAATCGCTCATCACCTAAATCGCCATAATCCAGCCCTAGATATTCGCCTACGACCATCTCAGCAGCTATTGATTCCATCTGTAATTGGCAGAATTCAAAGAAGTTGCCTTTCATGCGCTTCCAATCACCGGGATTGTCTTCTTTGCGATTATATTCTTCGGCAAATTGTGGGAAGTAGCGTTGCGCTCTTATCTGTCCTACTTGACTGGCTTTGATTTGCTGTTCAGCGTTTAGCTTATATTTCATTGCTCTAGCTCCTTAGGTGAAATCATTGTGATGTCTAGGCGCTGTGCTGATATTGCTTCGAGCACCTTGCTGCGCCCTTCAGGCTGGAATCGTGTGCTGATATAGCTTGCCTTCTCAACTATTGTTATGAAGTCAAGAATCTCGCCAGTGCTCGGGTGCATTGCCACATCTTCAATCACCACTGTGTCGAGTAAGAGCTTTTTATATGAATCACGAACACTTTGCACGATTTCTGTCGGCTTATTTTGTGCAACCCATTTTGTGAAAGCTGCATCATCATTAATTTGTGCAACGCGCTTTGGTTGAATAAGCGACACTTTGGCAATGTCTGAGCCTTCTAGATTAGCCTTAGCCGAATCAGCGCCCACAGCTTCAAGTGCAGCAGCAAATTCATCTCTAAGTCGTTCTTTGGCATCTTTGGCGCTATCAGCAATCACGGTGATGGCAGCTAGTTCAAGTGCAAGATCACGCAGATTTCTCATCGCCCACGCTCCTGCAAATAATCTTGATAATCAGCTGGCGTGAGCCATTGACCATCAACTTCTTTCAGCCATATCGGTGGGCATTGATCTTGGCGCGACTTAGATGGGCAGGTATAACCCTGATAAGCCTTGCCCGTTTTGTCTGAAATGCCTGATTTCATAATCATGTGACCATGCTTGCAAACAGGCGATTGCCTTACGACTTCAGCGCCTAGCGTTGCTTGCAGACTCTCTATTGCCTCAGCCATAGATGGCACTGGATTACGCATTGCCTCGGTTGCAGACTTGGCATTCATCTGCTCAAGCTCATAGGCCGTTAGTAGGCTATGCGCGGCATTCTGACGGCCTTTATGGTCGTCTTCAATCCTTTGCACCTTCTCCATGTCTTGTCGCGTAGGTCTGGCATCTGAAGGCGTTAGAGCGCCTATTACGCGACCGTATGCAGATGTCACGCAATTCTCGACCCACCAGTTCGCATTGATCTTAGATGAATCGCGCACTTCATAGGCATAGTCGATAGCTGCTGGCTTCTCATCTTCATAATTGCGATAGGCCAAAGCTTTGACCAATATATAACCTGCCTTGATGTCAATGTCCTCGATGTAGCATTCCAAGCGACCAGATGGGAACTCAGCTCTAAAGCGTTTTATTCTGGCATTTACATCTTCGTAATTCTCTAGATTCCAAGCCATTATTCATCACCTACTTGAGAAGCTTGACGATTCTTGCCGCGATAATAGCCTCGGGCATAACCTTCGCCCCAGCCATCGCCGTGACCCTTACTAAATCCAATCATGAACGCCAAGCCCATAAGAGCTAGGCAGGTCAAGATTGTGCTGATATTCATGTCTAGTTCGTGCATTGTGTTGCTCCTGATCCAGCCACACATTCGGTGTCTGTGGTATCAGTGTGATACAGAGCCCTGACAGATTCAAGCCTTATGTTCAGGGGTCGGCGTGTCGGCTGGCTTTGGCTTTGACTTTAAGCCATTGCCTGCAAGAACACCGCCAAGAGCGCCAGTCAAGAAGATTGCCATTGTTTTAAGTAGGTCAATAAATGCTGCATCGTTAGGCGCTTGCGAACCAATGGGCTGTGTGACAAATATAAGCGCATATGTAATACCTAAACTAATAATGACAAAAACAGCCGATAAAGCAATGCCAATGATAAAAATGAGCCGAGCGTGTATGTCCTCAGGATTTAAGCGGCGTTGATATTTAGGGGCTCTGGGTGTCAGCGATGTCGCCAACCAAGTCTGAAGTGCAGACTCCCGTGACTTTGCAGGCTGGCGGCTGGCATTCGGCTTTGCTCCAGTTGTCGAACTCTTGGCAGGGGTATCTGACCCAGCCGTCATATCCACAGCTTGATACCCCTAGCGCAAGAATTCCAGCAATTAGGAGCTTGAGCGCCCGAATGCTGAATCTTTGGGATTTAACCAACGCAAAATTACAGGCGCAACAGCTGCAACGCCAGCTCCAGCAATTGCTTTTGGATCACTCTGCCCTGCGAGATAAACCGCCAGACTTGCCGCTAGAAATGATCTTGCCCATGATGCCAGTATTAGCTTCACTTGTGTCATTTTTTTTGCCTTTCTTTTTAACTTTGCTCGCGGCTTCCTCGCTTGCCTTGACTTCAGGATACGCCAAAATGCTGACTGAATACTTTGGTCTAGCAAATCCGACAATCGGCGAGCCTTTGCCATAGGCGCGAGTCTTTAGCATGACCATGCCGCCATTGCGCTGATCTCCACCGCTGGGCGCTGTGTTGCCCTCGACTGTAATTACTTCTTTACCTGCTATTGCGACCACAATTCCAATGTGACTAATGCGATCAACGCCATCGCTTGGGAAGTCAAAGAATGCTAAATCGCCTGCCTGTGGATTCTCTGTATGCCAGCGCGCCACATCTTTCATTCTTTGTGCGCCCATTGCAGTGCTTACCATTGATGGCAGCTTTACACCTGCATGATGCGCGCACCAATTGACAAATGATCCACACCACGGCAATCCATTAGCCTTAGTGTGTTCGCCATATTTTGTTATATTGTCAGGCGTTTCAATATAGCCAATTTCAGCCAATGCTATTTCGCATAGGCGCTGAGCTGTGCCGTCAATGTATGTCAAAGCCCCAAAGCCGCCAAATCTTCAGGTGTAAGACCTAGAGCTTCAAGCTTTGCTTCGGCTGCTGCTTTAGCAGCTGCTTGTGCTGCTGCTTGCTCAGCCTTCCAAGTATCATATTGAGCAAAGCCTGCATCAAATGCTTCTTTAGTTATTGGCTCGCAATGGACAAATTCAATTCCCTCATAACTGTCGCCCAAGATATTCCAACCACCTTGCGGAATTAACATTTCTAAAACTTCAAAACCTTTTGCCATAGTTATGCACCTATCTCTAAAAGAATTAATGATGCGCTGTCGTTATATTGAGCTGTGGCCGTAGAACCGCCAACTGATGAAATTTGCACTTTATAAGTTGTTGCTGAAGTAGTAGCAGGGTTATCTAAAAAGCTTGCGTTATCTGTGTTATAGATTTGCTTTGCATTAGATACTGAAGCGGTTGCAAAACCTGTATTTCCATTGCCAACAAAGATTGAAGTTGCGCCGCGCACTAATCGAAATTTGTAGTAGCAATCATCGCCAGTTCTGCTAGCGCCCATTTGATTAGTCATCAAAATAAGAACTTTACTGCTGGCTAGAGTAGGCGTAATAATTGCTTGCAACCCTGTATCAACAAATGAACCCGTTGAAGTGCTTAACGAGCTTGAATACGTAGCTGGAACTACCTGCAAGACTTTGCCGCCACCGCCAGCTGCGGCAGCCCATTTGATTTTGCCATCGACTGTGGTATCAACTGTTAAAATATGGCCATTAGTTCCAATTGGTAATCTTTGCAATGCATCGGCAGCATCTCCAACTAGTAAATCGCCCTCAGCATCAATTGTAGTTGTTGCTGTATTTGTAATGACTGGAATCGGGCCAGTGCCGCTTGCTACTGATATGCCAGTGCCAGCTTGAACTTCAGTAATGTCGCCGACATTAGGTGTCTGCCATATAAAGTCCATATTTGAATTAGAATTTTTAACTAACATTTGACCAGCTGTGCCGCCTAATAGATCGCCCATCGAAGCATCTACTGAATCGCCAAGTGTCTCAATCGCAGTCGCGCCATCTTTGACCAAGTCTGTGCTGGTCGGCACTGACCAACCAAAGTTAGGTGTTGTCGTTGCCATCTATCCTCCTATGCCACTACTGTGGCTTCATACCACT